ATCACGGGGCGCCAGTCGGCGGTGGCCGCGGCCACGAGCTCGGCGAGTGCATCAGCAGGCTGACCAGGCAGCAGCGTGGCCAGCGCGGCCTTGGCGCCTGGCTTGGGCGGCACAGGCGGCACCACCTTGGTCTGATCAACTGGTGGCGCCGGCACGGCAGGCGCTTTGCCACCTGGTGCGGCCACCGCAGCCGGGTCATTGCCACCAGGTGGCACCACCGCGCCCGGGTCTGCACCAGGCGCCGCAGCACCAGGCAGTTGCGCCGGGCTGAAGCCCTTGAGCAGCGTGGCACCCGCATCAGCACGCGGAATGCGCACACGCTTGTGCAGCTCGGCCACATCAAACTCCATGCCGGCCGCGGCGAGCTTGGGCAGGGCGTCTGCATAGAGCGCCAGGTCCTCGGGCTGCGGCACATCAATCTTGAGGCAGGGCAGGCGGCGCGGGTCAGCGCCCGGCTTGTTGAGCAACACCATCGGCCTGATCAGCTGCTGTGTCACGGTAGCAGCCAGGCGCTTGGAGTCGCTTTGCAAAATGTCCAGCCGCACATCGTTGTGCACGTTGCCCAGTGCCTGCGTGCCGTTCTTGCCCTCTGAGGACGTCAGCGTTTGTCCCACGATCACGCGGGACTCGATCGACTCCATCTTGTCAATCATGACCTCGAAGGGCTTCTCGTTGCCCTGGGCCGCATTGGCAAAGTCAATGCTCATGCCCGCCGGGATGATGCCGGCAGCGTTGTGGCCAATGCCCACCACCGCTTGCAGCAGCTTGCGCTTTTCAATGTCGCTGGAGCCCGATGGGTATTTGCCCAGGCGCAGTGGCAGGCCGTAGATCTCCAGAAACTCGGCCAGGTCGCGCGTGGCGTAGTTCTTGAACAAGTAGGGCAGCGCCAGCACGCGGGCCAGCGCAGCGCGTGCGGGGTAGCCCGAGCGTGAGCGGGGCTGGTGCACCAGCCAATTGAAGGGGCGCAGGGGCTCACCGTAGGCGGCGGTGGAGCGCAGCGTGAGATGGGTGCGCTCTTCATTGAGTGTGAGCCAGCGCTGCGGGCGCGAGGCAAAGCGGGGCTGCAGCGTGCCCTGGTCCAGTTCCCACCACAGCTCGATGGGCTTGAAGCCCTTGAGGATGCCGTCGAGCAGCTCCAGCAGCACGTCTTCTTCAAAGTTGGGAATGTCGCGCAGCCACTCTTCCACCTCAGCGGCTTGCGCCTCTTCTTCGGGGCTGGCGCCCTCAGGCGGCTCGACAGACCACTCCAGATTGATCACCGCCGTCTTGCGCACAGCGAGCTGGGCGTAGATGTGGCCGTCGCGCTCCTCCATATCGTCAGCCAGGTCAAGCAGCGAGAGCAGGTTGCCGCGCTCGGCCTCGCTCAAGATGGCGTTGAGCTTGGCCGGCGTCAGGCCGCGGCCGGGGTGGTTTTCAAACTCACCCTTGAGGTAGCCCAGGCGTGCCTGGTTGCTGTTTGCCTCGCTTTGCGGCTCGCGGATCGCGGCCAGGTCAATGGGGTTGCCGTGCAAGTCCAGGATCATCACAAACCTCGTTATTCAAAATCGGGCCTCAGGCGCGCTCAAGGGCCTTGCCTACCCGCTGATATGGGCGGCGCTGTTTACCGCGTTCATGAACGTTCATGAACGCCCCGGCGCCACAAACGCACGGCAATTGGTCACACGCAACCGCTGTCGAAGTCGAAAGCAGCGGCATCGTCGTCATCGCTGGACTTCTCGCGGCTGGCTTTGTCGGGGGCGCCCATGTAGTCGATCTCGCCCACGTCGCGCTGTAGTGCGTAGACCAGCATCAGCAGGGCAATCGCAAAGTCACCGTGCCGCCGCGCCTTGCCACCGCCCTCGGCTGCAGCGGCCTTGGCGCCCGCGCTTTGGGTGGATGTGTTGGGCAGCTTGGGCACACCATTGATCAGCTTGATGGCGCGCAGGTCGTCTTGCAGATCAGCGTCACGCGGTATGTCGGTGAGCGTGCCATCAGCCAGGCCGGCCTTTAGCTTGGGCATGTGCTGCAGGTAAAACGACTCGCTGAGCTTGACCTGCTCGACCATCTGCGTGCCGTACTGCTGCGCCATCTTCTCGGCCAGGGCTGCGCCATTGCCGGTGGCATCCATCGCACCACCGCGCCATCTGCGCGGCTTGAGCGCGTCAATGATGGCCGCCATGATCTGCTCTTGGCACGTGAACGGGCAGTTGCTCAGCTCGATCACCATGCGCACGCGGGTGACCAGGTCAAGCCCACGCTCGCCGATCACGATCACCGACTGGTCGCGGTTGCGCGCAAAGTCTTGACCGAACGCGTGCACCAGGTCCGGGTGCAGCAGCGTTTTGAAGTGCGGCTCCAGCTGCTCGCGGATCCAGCCCTTGATGGCGTAGGTGCGCACATCCTCGGGTTGGTAGGCGAAGCTGTCATCCCACTTGCCACGCACGATGACCGGGCCCAGCGGGGGCACTGCGGCCGTCATGCGTTCGTTGATCAGCGTGAGCGAGAGGTAAGCGCCGCTCGATGCCGATGGCACAGCGTCAAGCTCCTCGGCTGCATCGTCACCATAGAACTTGTAGGCGCTGGCCACCCACTTGTCTTGCGCCTCTTGGCTCCAGGCAATGCCCTTGCGCAGGCACACACGCTCATACAGGCCTTGCTGCACCGCGTCTTTGAACGTGATGCGGTGCACGCTGGCCTGCGTGGCATCACCACGCTTGCCCGCGCGGATCTCTTGTATCAGCTGGTTGAACGCGTTCTCGGTGCCGTCATGCGTGCTGATGATGCGGACCTTGTCGCCCCACAGCAGCATGGCCATTGCGGCCTTGAGCAGCTGGCCCAGGTCAGGCGCAAACGCGGCCTCGTCAATGACCACCACACCCTGCTTGCCGCGCAGGTTCGTGGGGCGGCTGGACAGCGCAACGATGCGCCGGCCCGAACCGGGGAACACGATCTCATAGGTCTTGATGTAGCGGCGTGTGGGGTCGAACTCGGTGCCATCACCACCATCGTCATACAGGCCCTCGCCGATCTCGCCCGCAGCGTAGTCGAACGCCCGCGCCCACATGGCGCAGGCCTCAATGTACTCGCGGGCCATGTCCTGCGTGGCGCTGATGTAGAACACATTCGAGCCGCCCTCGCTCGATGCGATCAGCACATCGTCAGCAGCCTCGGCCCAGGTGATGCCTGTGCGCCGGCCCTTCTCCATCACCTTGAGCTGGGCGTCGTCAGCCACCCACTCGGCCTGGTAGCCCATCAACACCGCAGGCAGGGCTGCATAAGCGCTGGTGGTGACCTGGCTGAGCGGGTTCTCAGGCGCCAGCAGCGGGCCCGCAGCGGCACCAGGCAGCGCAGCGGCCACGGCAATAGAGCCAGCCACCGCCGCGTTGGCGATGGCCTTGGCGGCGCGCTTGATGGGGCCTGGGCCTTTGGGCGCCGGCTGGGGCGGCTTAGGTGGCTTGACCATGTCAGCCGCCCTCGGCTGCAGGCTCACCAGCTGGGCGCTTGGCCACGCCCATGATCTGGCGCCGAATCTCTTGCACCTGGTCGGGCGTGAGGCCGCCCGTCTTGGCAATCTTGGCCACCTTGTCTGCGGCAGCCTTGGCGCGCGCCTCCACGTCAGTGCGCCACTTGGCCTGGTTGACGCGGGCGCGGCTGAGTGTGCTGATGTGCTTTGCAGCTGACACCATCAGCGCCAGGCGTGCGCCCGGGTCGCTCTCGTCTTCGGCTTCTCGGATCTCCAGCAAGGTCTCGAAGACCTCGGACTGGATCAGCGCCATCGTGGCTTCAGAGCGGCTGTCTCCATCGTCGCGTGATGACTCGGCGATCAGCTTGGTGGCCTCGGTCGTGGCGCGGATGGACTCTTGCGCACGCTTGACCTTGAGCGACTCAGCCCCGATCGCAGACTTGCCGATCGTGATGGCCACGCCGCCCTCTTTCATGAGCGCATTGAACTCTTCGGTGAGCGCCTCAATGTCGCCAAAGGCGCGACCCACGATGGCCTTGTGCAGCCATTCGCGGTACTCAGCGGGCAGCTTGGCGATCTTGCTGACGGGTGGCATGGGCTACCTCAAGCGCCGGGCGCAGGGCGAGTCACACCGGGCACGGTGGACAGGCCCGCAGCCACATCCAGCCCCGCTTGTGTGAGCGTGGCCACCATGACCTGGTCGGGCGTTTCAAGCGTGATCAGGCCCTGCTCGCGCAGCCAGGACAGATCGGTCTTGATGCGATCGAGCGACACAGCGTTCCCGAACTGCGCCGCATAGCGCTGCAGCACAAACTGCGCAGCGCGGTAGCCCGCAGCAGCCTGCAGGGCTTTGAGCACCACGAGGCGGCGGTCTTGGTCCATGACGTCAGCGAAGCTCATTTGTTGTTCAGCAGGTAGTTTTCGATTCGATAGAGCGACTTGCTCATGTCGTCTTGCATCCTAGCCAGGGTTTTGACAGACCCGGCCAGCTCGGCCAGCTCTTCGCTTGTGGGCATGTGCGCAATGCGCTCACCGATTACCGCCAGGTTGTTATGCATGACCTGGTGCTGGTCATCAACGTGACGGCGCAACGTGGCCACATCACCAGAGATGGCCTTGTGCTGCGTGTCAACGTGATCACGCAGTGTGGCCAGGCCCGCAACCGCAGCCTCACCGGGCTTGCGCAGCCAAGTCGTGGCCGCCACAGCCAGCACGATGACCCATTGCAGTAGGTCTAGCCAAAAGCGGGGGTCAGTGAGATTCATAGCGGCTGCGCTCCCTAATCAAGACTGGCCAAGAAGTTGACGCACCGCGTTGACGACGCCCGGCACCATCCGGTCATTGCCCCAGGCGAAATGGCCTTTGACGCCGAAATGCGTGAGGTCGTCGTTGGGTGCCGGCAGTGAGGTGAACAAAATATCTGCGTTGCCTACACCCGTAGGCGCAAGCGAGTTGCCCGTGCCAGTCACAGCCTGGCCGCTGGCGTCCGTCATTGCTGGCACGAACAGCACGTAGGGCGAGTTGACCTGCGCAATGCCCGCAATCACCGCTTGCTCGTATGCGACGCACGCCGTCTGACTGACCGTCGTCGCTGAGGCGGTTGAGCCGAGCAAGATCCAATAGATACCGGGCCAAGCATCCAGCGCGGCCCGCAGCGTGAGCACAACTTCCGCGGTCACCTGAGCCGCCGTGAAGTTGCCGACCGCCATACCGTTGCCGTCGTTGACTGACAGGGCCATGATGCCCAGCGCAACAGCCTTGAGCTGGGGGAAGGTCGATAGGTTCGCAATCTTTTGTCTGTGCGTCCTATTGCCAGCCAGGAAGCCGGTGCCCGACTCTGAGTCGAGCCACCAGTTCGGGTTGCCCAGCACATCACGCATCACCTCGGAGTACGCCTCGCAGCTGGCGCCCTGCGACACCGTGCCGCCCAGCGAATCAGCCAGGTGCAACACAAGCGGATGGTTGGGTGGATCAAAAAAAGTTGCAGTGCTGCTGATGCCCACGCTGACAAGGCCAAAATCACCCCACAGTGGGAACTCCACGTAACGACGCTTGCGCCCACCCAACTGGCTGAAATCAAGAGTCGTCCAGTAGATGCCGCCGGACTGAGTTTGAATGAATGCGCAATTGCCCGGACCGATTGCAGACAGAGTAGGGTCCACCACGCGGCGGGGGCCAGATCCATCATCGACCGTCATCTGCAGTGCATTGCCGCCGCCGATGAACACCGCTGGGTACACGTCCTCGGTCACGAATGCGTAACGACCGCCACGAGCCGCGGTCCCTTCGCTTGCATCCACTGCATTTGGCAAATACTGCACAACACCCTTGGTGATGCCTGAGCCACTGAGATACGGGAATGCGCCATACAAGCGCACCGGCTTGAGCAGCTGCGCGCCACCATTGGCTGGCCGCGCATTCACGATGCCGGTGCCCATCACCTGGACCTTGTACCCTGCCGGCGTTGCTGAGCCGGGGTTCAGGTACCCCACCGTCGGGGTCGTGTTGAGTGTGTAAGCCGATCCATTGCTCGTGTAGAACACATACGAGCTGCCCGACGTCACCTTGCCCATTTTGCCGGCGTTTGCCGCAGCCGGAAATGCCGCAGCCAGCGCTGCAGCATCGGCATACACCGTGGCAGACACTACCTGCGCAGACGGGATCGGCGTGTTGCTGCGGCAGTTGTTGTTTTTGTAGCGCTCGTAGCGAACCAGCAAATCAGTCAACACACTGCTCGCTGCTGCGATGCCCCCGCCGCTGCCCCATGAACGTCCTCTACCTGCCATCTCGGTCTCCTTAAATCAAATCGTTTGAATTGAACAGCTCAATACGCAGCTGCGGCATTGGATGGGCTCAGGGTCGCCCGCCATGATCAGCTCCCCTCGCCAGCAAACACCACAATCGCCTGGTTGCCCGATGGGCTGATCACGGCGATGTGCGTAGAGCCTGGCCCCTTCCGGTACGGCGACAACGTGGCGGGCGGCACAGGGATGCTCAGGGCCGTAGCAACAGTCGTGGCGTCACCGGTCTTGATGAACACAGTGTTGGGGCCCGGGTTGTAGACCATCACGTCCTCGCCAATGCGCTCCAGCGCGTTGTCGGCGATCAGCGTGGCGGCGCTCGCAGCAGTGGCCGTGATGGCAATGCCATCGTCGCCATACGCGGGCCAGTTCTTCTCTGCACTCATGGGTGAACTCCATTGCGGCCATCAGCCGCATCAGTCGGTTGGGATTTGATGTAGTCAATCAGCGCTAGGCATCGCGTACGGATCGTGGTGCACCGCCTGAAGTTGATTTCGGCGTTGAGCTGCGCCTGGTCAGCGCTGACGCCTGCGGGCTCAGCCCACTGGGCATCGGCTGTGAAGCCTTGCCCTGGCTCTAGGCTGGCACCAGTGGCACCAGCTCCGGCAAGGGCGCCAGCAACTCCGCTGGCACTGGTGGGCATCTGCGGATAACCAAGGGCTGTGTTGAGCCGCAAGACGCCAGCGCGAGAGAGCTGAGCGCCAGCAGGATTCGCGCACGCAGTTGTGGGAGCAAAGCGAGGGACATTGGCAAGTCTCCGGGCAAGGGATTCGATCGATGCACGCTGCACGTCCAGCTGCGCATTGAGGCCAGCAACTGCACGCTCGCCGCGCTTGACCTGGTCCACATACAACTGGTGCTCGGCAGCCAAGGCCAGCGTCTTGCCCGCTTGCTGCACCAGCTGCTCTTGCTGGCGGCCCGAATGGCTGCCTGCGCACCAGGTGCCGGCAAGCACAGCCGCAATGGCCAGCAAGCCCATCAACCAGGCCAAGCCCTTTGATGCCAGCCAGCTCATGTGCCACCCCCGTCGCTCAGGCCAGGCTGGCCCAGCTGCTTGCGCAGGTGCGTGATGTGCACATTGATGTAGCGCACAAGCTGAGTCAGGTCGGCCTCACGCTGCGCCAGCGTGGCGGTGTGCTGCACCGTCAAGTGCGTGCAACCCACTTTCATCGACAGCGCTTGATCTGCTGCGGCAGGAGTGGGCACGAGCGCGCTCACAGCTTGACCCCTTGGCTGGTGATCACGCGCAGCGCGGTGTTGATCACGGGCAGCGCAAAGGCAATGACTTGCCACAGCGGCACAGGCAGCACAGGCTGCAGCAAGCCCAGCTGCTGCTCGGCCACACCGAGCGCGAGCACGCCGGCATTGATCAAGATCGTCTTGGACTGATACCAGGGCTTGGCATCAGTGGTGATCGTGATTTGGGGGGTGCCATCAGGCATGGGTGCCTCCGATCAACAGCGCCGCTTTGGGCGGGATGAACTGGTTGGCGACGTACGCAGCCACATCAAAGCCGGGGCAGGTCTTGAGCCACTCGTTTGATGTGACGCGGCCGTCGCCGTTGAGGTCAGGCGAGAGGTCGCGGTGGCCGCAGACACCGTTGACGAGCACACTGCCCCTGGCTGTTGGCGCAAGCACTGGCGCTTGCAATGGCACATGCAGCGATGGGCCAAGCTGGCGCAGCAGGCTCTCAAGCGCATGGAACTGCTGGACCGTGAACGCATTGGTGCCGGTCATGCAGATGCCGACCGTGTCTGAGTTGCGGCCCTGCACATGCGCGCCAACCTCAATCAGCGAGCGGCCCGTGAACACGGCACCGTTGCAGGCAATCACGAAGTGATAGCCGATGGACTTGAGCTTGGGGTTGAAGCGCGCGGCTGCACCAGGGTTGCGCTTAAAGCCGCGCGCCTGGTGCATCTCGTCAATGCGGTCAGCCGCCGTCTTGAAGTCGGGCTGGCCCGCCGTGCCACTGAACAGCGCATCGCCATTGGCGGTGGCCGAGCAGTGCACGACGATGAGGTTGACGACGCGTTGGGGCATGCAGGCATGGTGGCCCGCGCGCGCGCGAACTGGAAGTTAAACGGGTTTAGAACCCGCAGCCATTGGGCTCAGAAGGCAGTGAGTGTGCGCTGGCAGCGCTCAAGCGCCACGTCATGTGGGATGCGGCCGTCGCTCAGCTTAGGGTAGCTGCCAAGCTCCATGAAGTATTTGACGCCACGGTTCACGCATGCATCGACCTGCGCTTTGTAGTGCTCGTCATCATGACCTGTGCATTGCGCGACCACCAGCACACCAGCAGTGATGATCAATGTAGCCCAACTCCATTTGCTCATGTCGAGCCCTCACCTCGACCGAACAGCCGAGTCAGCCAACCCCGCACGCCGCGCGAGCGCTTGTCCCATTGCTCCAGGTCGAGGTTGCAGTGCATACACGCTGCGGTGTAGCGCCACGTTGTTTTGCGACATTGCGGGCATGTGCGCGACATGTCCGGGTCGATCCGAGGCGCAGGCGCCTCGGGCGCGTAATTGTTGATGTGGACGCTCTGCTGTCCAATGACAGTGGAGACCTGGTCCCCCGTGATGGTTTGATGCGGCACGCTACTACTCCCTACAACTCTGACGGCCTTGCGCCTCTTTTTACGCTAAACGATCGTCATCAACGTCACAGACACCCCCCTCGGTCGTGGGGTAAATGAAAAAATCGCTTGCGCTCAATAAATAACCGACGTACATTAATTACATGGACAGCACATCGCTGCCATCCGACTCCAGCCGGTAGCTGGTTCTCTAAGGAGAGATCACATGACTACACACCCCCTCAACGCCCGCTTCGCTCCGATGGATGCCCACTTTGCCGACTGCGAGGCCGGCAAAGCGGCACTCGGTGAATATATCGGCGCTCGCGAGCGCGGCCTCGATCATGACGCTGCAACACTCTGCGCAAGCAACAGCCTGCAGCGCGCAGGCTTCAACGTCAATGCACGCGGTGGAGTTGCAGTAGATACAGATGAGGACGAGGCCTAACGTGCCATCCAGGCACCACCGCTGGCAAACGCGCTGGCTCATCGACTCAGCCCAGCGCGCGCTTACCCACGCGCCCACTGGCTTGGTGATGCAGCCAGGCCAGCTGCAGCCCCTGCCCAATGGCGACGCTGTGCTCCTGCTGCTTACGGCAAAGCACGGTTTTCACAACGCCCCCCGCATGCTCACGCGCCTGGCCTGGGAGGCCTACACGCTGTGGGCCGAGCACACAGCCACACCCCACCTGCCCGGCGAGCTGGACGACCAGGCCGAGGCCGCTGTCAACAACCTCATGAGGCCCGTATGACTCAACAAAAGACCCCAGCCAAGCGCGGCCCCAAGCCGCTACCCGAGGGCGAAGTGCGTGAGGCACGCATTGGCATCCGCACGCATGACCACGTCAAATCAGAGGCCGAGCGCAAGGCCGCGGCGGCGGGCTTGAGCGTGTCGCAGTGGGTAGAGCGGCTGATTTTGAGCGCACCAGGCTGAGCCCATCGGCGCCAAATGCGCCGAATCGACGCATTTCAGAACGGCCCTTGAGGCCGTTTTTTGTTGCCTGCGCATGCCTCAAATGCGTCGAATCGGCGCATTTAACTGCGGTCAAAACGCGCGACGTCGCACGTTTTGAGAAGCATTCTGTTTCATTTCTTGGCGCGTGACTTGCCGCCCATCACAACGTCACCAGTCACCACCGACTTGGCTTTGACGACCTGACCCACGTCCCCATGAATGACCTGCGACACGCCAGCACGGCCACGCGGCCGGGCTGCACGCTTGGACGACAGCGCGCCGACGATCTGCAAAAACGACTCGCGCTGTTCTGATGGCAGCAACCTGAATTTGTCGAGCAGGGCAGCCTCATCACCCGAAAGCGCACGCCCCTGCGCCTGGGCGACCACGGCATCCAGGTAGCTCTGCGACACGCCCGCATCAGCGACGTGCAGCGTCGCGCTGGCAGCGGCTGACATGTGCCCAGCCATCGCTGGCGGCAGGCGCTGGCCCGACAGCAGATACACCACGTCGATGCCCATCGCCGCTACAGCGATCAGGTAATCGGCATCCGGGCTGCGCTTGCCTTGCTCGTAGTTGTACTGCGCCGTGCGGCCAACGCCGGCCGACTCGCCCAGCACCTCTTGACTGATTTTCAGGCGCTCGCGCTCCTCTTTGAGACGCTCGCCGAGCGTGCGCGTTGTAGTCATACGAAACCCTTGACAATGTTCTCAAACGAACACATAATTAAATCACCCTGAGCAAACCTAACCACCCCCAAATGGGCCACCCCTCAAGGGTGATGAAGCCAGCAAACAAACCAACCTACACATTTTGCACCCGCTATGAGCAAACCTGGCACCCCTCCACCCAAAGCGCCGAACAAGCGGCAAGCCAAGCTGGTCATCAGCCCCGAACACGCTAGAGCCAAGGCTTGGTTTGATCAAACAGGCACCAGCGTCGCGGAATGGGCACGGCAAAACAAATTCCCCGTGCACCTGGTCTACAACATCCTTGCTGGCCGCATCACAAAGCGCGGCAAGAGCCACGAGATCGCTGTAAGCCTTGGCATCAAGACTGGTGTCATCCGGGGCGAAAAGGGCGGCGCCAAATGAGCGACAACCCAATCTGCAATGACTACGGACACCCAGCGCGCGCGCTGCTGCTGACCCACACGCTGTATGGCCCAGTCATCTATGTAGCGCTCGGCAAGACGATGGTCGATCAGCTGCGCTCCTGCGCCTCTCTGCTGACAAAGTGGGCAGAGAAGGGGTGCGCGAAGACCGCCACAGTTTGGGTCAAACCCACCGCGCGCTCAGCATGGGAACCCGCATGAGCGACGCTGCAAGCAAGTACCTCTGCGCGCCGCAGCAGCGCATCCTGCGCCTGCTGACCGTGCTGGCCGGGTGCGAGATCGCAGGGCTGGCCCCCTCAGACATTGCAGCCGCGCAGAGCTGCTCGGCCTCGGTCGCTACGCGTGATCTGGCCAACCTCAAAACGGCTGGCATGGCCGAGCAGATCCCCGAGACAGGCCGCTGGCGCCTGTCGCCCCAAATCGTGCAGATCGCCAAGCGCCACCAGCTCGCGCTGGAGCGCGCACGGCAAAAGCTCGATGAAACCCAACAGCGCTACTCGCGCACATAACGGAGGCACACACATGGCTCGCACTCAACAGCCACGCCAGCCGGTCAGCAATGACCTGGTCGAGGCAGTCAACGAGGTAGACACCCTCGCGCTCAACCAGCTCACCGCGGGCGCCCGCCAGGTCATCGAGACCTACGGCCTCAAGAGCGCCAACCCCGACATTCTCATCACTGAGATTCGCGGGTTTCAGCAAACGGCGGTTGATGCCCTGTTCCAGATCGGCGCGCGCCTGCAGCTGCTCCACGCAGTGACGCCGCACGGCGAATGGATCCAGCGCCTCGAATCGCTCAACATGATCCCGCGCACGGCGCAACGCATCGTGCAAGCCACAGTCAAATACGTGGGCGATGGCAAGCACCGCTCCGAGCAGCTGCTCAGCCTAGGCAAGTCCAAGCTGCTCGAACTCATGGTGCTCGATGACGACGAGCTCGACGTGCTCGACGCCGGTGGCCAAGTTGGTGAGCTGGACCTGGACGATGTCTCCCGTATGGGCGTCACCGAACTGCGCCAGGCCCTGCGCGAAGCAAAGCACACGATAGACGCCAAAAACACCTTGATCGTCAAGAAAGACGACAAGATCAACTCGCTTGACGAGAAGCTCACTGCTGCCAAGCGCTTCAAACCCAGCGCTGACAGCGAGGCCAAAACCCAGCAAGAGCAGGCCACGCTCGAAGAGGTCGCCGCCGCGGTGCGTGAGGTTGAGCTCGGCTTTACCCGCCTGGCCGTGGTCGTGAGCACCACGCTAGAGACCTGCGGCAACGAATCCATACGCGCCCACGTCGCTGAAAAGCTGCGCTATGTGCAGGCCCGCATTGATGAGTGCGCCCGCGAGAACGGCTTCGAAAAGCTCGAAGGCAGCTACACGCCTGAGTGGCTGGGCAAGCCCGGCACGGCCGGCAAGTAAGGGGCGCACGCATGGCCGCACTCACACCCCTGCAAGTCACCTTCTTGACCGAGGTCCAGCAACGCCTGGACGCGGCCAAGCAGGGCGAGAAAGCTGCGCTCGTCACCGAGGCCGCGGCGTATCTCGGCGTGAGCACGGGCACGGTGCAGCGCTGGCTCACAGACCATATGGGCCGCAGCTCGGGCCGCAAGCGCCGCGTTGACGCAGGCCAGCGTGCGGTCGATGAAGACGAGTTGCTCAAGATCAGCGCTGCACTGCTCGGCTCATTCAGGCAGACCGGCAACCGCATCATGACGTTCGACAAGGCCGTTGACATGCTGCGTGCCGCGGGCGAGATCTCGACCGACTTGTCTGCATCACGCATTGCCGTGATCCTGCGTGAGCGCGGCCTGCACCCTGATCAGCTCACGCGGCCCACGCCCTCGATCGAACAGCGCAGCCTGCACCCCAACCACGTCTGGCAGGTCGATGCATCGGTATGCGTCGCGTACTACCTGAGCAATGCCCAGGGCCTGCAGGTCATGGACGAAAAGAAGTTCTACAAAAACAAGCCGGGCAACGTCTCGCGCATACAGGCTGATCGACTGATCCGCTACACGGTGGCCGATCACTACACGCACCAGCTGCTCACCCGCTACTACCTGGGCAGTGAGTGCGCCCGGCACCTCACTGATTTTCTGATCTGGTCGTTCGCGCCGAAAGACGGCCACATCGTGCACGGCGTCCCATTCATCGTGCAGATGGACATGGGCTCAGCCAACACATCAGCGCCCACGCTCAACCTGCTGGAGCGGCTTGAGACACGCGTCATCGTGCACGAGCGGCACAACAGCCGCGCCAACGGCTCTGTCGAAAAAGCTCACCACCTGGTGGAGATCCACTTCGAAAGCGACTTGCGCTTTGCGCACGTTGATGACCTGGTCGACCTCAACGCCAAGGCCCTCATGTGGGCCAACCACTTCGGCGCCACCAAGCTGCACAGCCGCTATCAAAAGACGCGCCACGCAGCCTGGATGACGATCACCGCCGAGCAGCTGCGCCTGGCCCCGGCCATCGAGCTGATGCGCGAGCTGGTGACCACAAATCCAAAGACCCCGCGCGTCTCCAACGACCTACGCATCAGCTTCACGATCAGCGGCCACGGCACCGCTGATTACGACCTCAAATACCTGCCCGGTGTCATGGCCGGCAGCAAGGCCACCGTGGTGGTCAACCCCTTCCGCGCGCCTGCGGTCAATGTGGCCTACACCGACCAGGACACGGGCGAGCAATGCTGGATGACCATCGAGCCCGTAGCACGTGATGACCACGGCTGGCGCGAGGATGCCCCGGTGATCGGCGAAGAGCTGCGCAGCGCTGTGCGCGGCCAGGTCGACCGCAACCGTGATGCTGTGATGGTCAAGGCCTTCGGCGGCGCTAACGCCGAAGAAGCCGCCAAGCGCCAAGAGAAAAACGGCTTGGTCTTCGAGGGCCGTGTGGACCCCTTCACACGCTTTCGTGACGCCCAGCTGCCCGCCTTCCTGCCCCGCCGCGGCACGGCCCTGCAGGGCACAGAGCAACGCACAGTGGAGGCCGCACGCATCAGCGTGGCCGAGGCTGCCAAGCGCCTCAAAGACCAGCTCGGGCCCCACTACACACCCGAGGTTTACGGCTGGCTCAAAGCCCGTTTCGCGGATGGCGTGCCCGAAGACCAGGTCGCCGGCATTGCCGCCCAGTTCACCCCCTCGCAAGCCGCACCAGCACCCGCTGCTGATGCTGCACCCGTGGGCCTGCGCGTGGTCGGAGGCGCCAAGTGAAAGACCTCCGCACCCTCAAGCGCGCCGCCGCTTTCGATGCATACAACCGCCGCGCCATCGTGTCGAACATCACGCTGGCGTCTGACCCTCTCCCTCCCTCAGACCACAAGGAGCCTATGAGCACCACCGACCTCGCATCGGCTGGCGTTGACATGCAGGCCCCATCCCCAAGCCATGCCGAGCTGCTCATCAAGCAGATCGCCAAGCGGCTCAAGGTGGGCTACCGAGAAATGGCCGCAGCCGGCGGCATCGGCGTGTCAACGCTCGCCCAGATCATCACGCTCAACCAGTGGCCCACGCGCCAGCGTGTGCGCCGCGATCGCATCCTCGCCACGCTGCGCGAGCGCGGCGCCACCGAGACCGAGCTGGCTACGGCATTCGACCAAGTGCCCGAGCCTGAGGCAGCCCCCGCCCCCGAACCAACGCCCGCCAAGGGCAAGCACAAAGCGCCTGCGAATGCCGGCGCTGACGACGACACCCTCCAGGAGACCGACATGCTGATGGGCAAACAAACCCTGTCGATGGCCGCACGCAAGGCGTTCAGCCTGTTCACCAACCCGTTCGATGGCGAGGTCTCGACCGAGGCTGACATGTTCCTCTCGGGCGAGATCCGCTTCATCCGCGAGGCCTGCTGGCAATGCGCCACCAACGGCTCATTCGTGGCCCTGATGGGCGAGTCGGGCGCGGGCAAGACCACGATCCTCTCCGACCTCAAAGAGCGCATCAAAGAGAGCAGCCGCCCCGTGATCATGATCGAGCCCAGCGTGCTCGGCATGGGTGCCAACGACCGCATCGCCAAGATGATCAAGTCGGCCGATATCCTGGCTGCGGGCGTGGCCACGCTCGATCCGCAGGTCGCGATCAAGCCCACGATCGAGGGCCGCACGCGCCAACTCGTCAAGCTGCTCGAAGACTCGGTCAGCGCGGGCAACAGCCACCTGCTTGTGATCGAGGAGGCGCACGACCTGCCCGAGATCACGCTCAAGCACCTCAAGCGCCTGCAAGAGCGCGCGCGTATCGGCCGGCGCTCGGCCCTGGGCATCTTGCTCGTGGCACACCCCGAGCTCAAACAAGTGCTCAATGAGCGCCGCCACTCCATCCGCGAGGTGTTTCAACGTTGCGAGATGCTGGAGCTGCAACCGCTCGACCACGAGCTAGGCGCCTATCTGGCCCACAAAGCCAAGGCGGCAGGGCGTGAGCTGCGCGAGCTGATCACCGACGACGGCATCGAGGCCATCCGTGGGCGGCTGACCATTGAGCGCCGCGTCAATAACAGCCAGGCCGTCAAGGTGGTCAGCCTGGTCTACCCGCTGGCAGTGCAAAACGTGCTCACGGCCGCGCTCAACGAAGCCGCCGCGCTGGGCGCACCCGTGGTCGACGCCGACATCGTGAGGGCCTTGTGATGACCGACCTCCACCCCCACCGCGAACACGGCCTGCCCGCCAAAGACGGCCTGCGCGCCCGCATCGCCCTGATCATCACCTGTGTGTGCACGCTGGTGGCCTTGCTGGCCTATGGCCACCACGTTGACTCACAGGCCGAGGCTGACGACGCTGCGCTGGAGCAACGCATCGCCGACCACATCAGCGAGCGCCAACGCGCCGTTGAATGGACGCACCGCATGGCCCAGGCCTATGCCGCTGGCCGACACGATGCACTGGCCGACGCCGCCGCGCAGGGCCGCGTGCTCACCGCTTGCGCCACCCCACGCGGAGAGCCCCAGTGATAGCCGATTGCGCACGCGCGCCACGTGCACCCACCGCCGTCGAGCTGATGGCTGACGTGCCCGTGGGCGGCTCACGCGTCATGCCCTGGGGCAAGGCCAAGAGCTGCGTCACTGCGCTGCGCAAGCTGCACGACGGCCGGCGCTGGTCGCTGCTGCCAGCCCCGTCCACGCCCGACGAACCCGTTTACTGCATCGTGAGGCGAGCATGAGTGAGTCAACCGTGTCCCTGTCAGCCCGCGTCATCAACGCGCTCGGCGTAGCCCACCGTGGCCGCGACAACGGCATCCACGGCCAACACCTGGCCAACAAGCTGGGCCTGGACGGCGAGGCCGGCATGCGCGCCCTGCGCAAAGCCATCAGCGGCCTGCGCGAAACCGGCATCCCCATCGCCGGCATGCCAGAGACCGGCTACTTCATCGCCGCTACGGCTGACGAGCTGGACGACTTCTGCATTCGCTTCCTGGAGTCGCGGGCCATGCACAGCTTGAAGCTGTCATCGCGCCTGCGCCGCATCCCGCTGCCCGTGCTGTGTGGGCAACTTCTTCTCAATCAAGCGTGAGGACCATATGAAGTCATTCAAGAACATCGTGATGTACAACATCGAGCCCACCAAGCCGCAGGTCAAAGAAAAGCTTGAGCATGCGCTGGACCGTTGCCCCTTCGTGCCCACGGCGCCAACACAGCAAAAGTCACAAGGCTGGGTGCCGCCACGCGGCCATGCGCATGGGGCCCTGCTAGAGGCCGTCAATGGCCACTACATCTTGGCCTTGCAGACCGAAGTGCGCACCGTGCCCAGCCAGACGCTGGCGCTGGAGGTCGAAGCACAGGCGCAGCTCATCGAGCATGAAACCGGCCGCAAGCCTGGCCGCAGCGTGCTGCGCGACATCAGAGAGCAGGCGCTGCTCAAGCTGCTGCCTGATGCATTCCCCAAGCAATCACGCACCTTTGTGTGGATCAACCCGCTGCTCAAGTTGATCGTGGTTGGCGCATCGAGTGTGCAGCGAGCTGATGACGCGGTGACCATGCTATGCCGCGAGATCGAGGGCTTCGCGATCAGCCGAGTGCATACCGAGATGAAGCCAGCAACACTGATGGCCTGTTGGTTGGCAGAAGGAACGCCCGACTACGACGAATTCACGCTTGGCCGTGATTGCGAGCTTGTGTCCTGCGACGAGAGCAAGTCAGTCGTGCGCTATGCCAAACACCCGCTGGATGTCCCTGAGGTCTCGGAACGGATCAAGCAAGGCATGTGGCCTCGTACGCTGTCCTTGACATGGCGCGATCGCATCTCATTCATGCTCACTGACCAGCTGCAGCTCAAGAAGCTGGCCTTGCTCGATGTGGTGTTTGAGACCAATGCAGCCAAGAAGAACAAGCCAGCTACAGACGAGGCCTTCGATGCCGACGTCGCGATCTTCACGGGAGAGATGCACAAGCTGTTGCCCGAGCTGATCGCTGCGCTGAACTGATCAATCTATTTGCTGCCACCCACCATGATCAGCCTCTACAAAGCCCGACTCATCAACGCCGATGGGCTACGCCACCTCGTGCTGCTGCACCCTCAGTTCTCAGACCTGCCGTTTGATGAGGTCCAGCAAATGTCGTTTGAGTTGCTGGAGTGCAAGCGCGGCGATCGACTAGAGCCGACGCCTGACACGCTGTACGTCATGCTGCGCGGCCATGCCATCGAGTACTCAGAGCCGCACCTCAAGCGCGCGTACATGGGCGACTACGAGCCGCGAGACGTCATCGGTTGGTGGCCGATAGACGGCTATCTGGAGCACTCGCAAATCACGCACTACGCACAGATCAGAGTGATCTGGCACCTGCTGCCCGAGCTCAGCAAAGTCAAGCACACCATGCAAGAGCGTCACCTGTGGGCCACCCGTGCACAACTGGCACTGTTGACAACGACCACTGCAGGCGAGCGCATCCGGATGGACCCACCCAAGCCCGGCGAGTCGTTCCGCGATATCGCCCACCGCCTCGGCATCAGCCGCGAGCGCGCGTATCAGCTGCTCAAGTGGCCCCGTGGCGTACGCCGAACATGAGCCATGCAAGTCAGCACGCTACCCCAATGCAAGGTGCCCGGCTGCAGCAGCCCGGGCAACCGGCGCACCCTCATGTGCCGGGCCCACTGGCGCCTGGTGCCCGCCGACCTGGCCAGCAGCGTGCTGCGTGCAGATGCATCTGTGGTCCTCACCAAGCACACGTTCAACGGCCCCGCACGCCGCAAACATGCCAAAGCCGTCGAAGCGGCCGTCCAGGCCGTCATCGACATCACCTCCACCACCCCTCTGTCAATCACCTCAGGAAAGGACATTGCATGACCGCAATGACAGACATCGAGCGCCGCGCCCAGGCCCTGGCCGACGCGCGCACCACCCTGGCCACCATCGTCACCACGCTCAACGATGGCATCGAGGCGCTCAAGCGCGAGCACCTCAAGGGCCTCAAGGCAGCCGTCAACAAGGTCGCTGAAAAGCACGACCAGCTCAAGGCCCTCATTGAGGCCAACCCGGCACTGTTCGCCAAGCCCAGAACCGCCGTGTTTCACGGCATCAAGGTGGGCCTGGCCAAGGGCAAGGGAAAGATCGACTGGGACGACGACGACGCCATCATCAAAGCCATCAAGCGCCAGCTGCCCGATCAGCAAGACGTGCTGATCATCACCACCGAAAAGCCCAGCAAAGACGCCATGCAGCAGCTCACCACACAGCAGCTGCGCAAGCTCGGCGCCTCGGTCACCGAGGCCGGCGACCAGGTCGTGATCAAAGCCGCCGACCAGGACGTCGACAAGCTCGTCAAAGCCCTCATCAAGGGCGCAACCGAGGACGCATCATGAGCCACCTGCTTCAAGCCTCCCAAGTCCTGGCCCGCCCCGATGGCATGCAACTCATCGGCATGGCGCTGGAGATCGCGGCCGGCGCCGCCCGCTGCGACATCGAGCTGGACTGCAACCCATTCTCAGACGAGCACGGCCAGTGGTTTGACACCAGCGCCACGCCGTTTCAGGGCAACTGCGACAACGACCTCGAGTTCCGCCAACTGCTCGACCGCTCGATCCTGTTCCTCGACCAGTACGGCCTGCTGGAGCGGCACCCCGTTGCCCACCACTGCGTGCGATTCCCGGAGGTGCCCTGATGCCCACCGCCAAGATCACCAGCAGGCCGGTCAAGCTGCAGATCAACACATCGGGCGCCTGGCGCAACGTCATCGAGTTCGATGCCGGAGAGTTAGAGGATGCCGGCGCTGTGATGCACCACGCCACAACGCTGGCCCGCGTGGGCAACGCTACGCTGCGCATCGTCACGGCTGATGGCATGCAGACCGCGCTGTGCTCGTGGACGCCCGATCAGGGCTGGCGCGACTTTGCGACAGGAAGGACCTTGCCGTGAGCACCATCCGCATCTACCTCAGCGGCCCCATGACCGGCCTGCCCGAGTGGAACTTCCCCGCCTTCCACGAAGCCGCCGCTGCCCTGCGAGCCCTTGGCTACGAAGTGGTCAGCCCCGCCGAGCTCAACGCCGACACATCGGTGACCTGGCACCAAGCCCTGCGCGCCGACATCAAGGCGCTGTGCGACTGCGATGCCATCGCCCTTCTGCCAGGCTGGGAGCGCAGCAACGGTGCGCACCTGGAGCTGCATCTGGCCCACCGGCTGGGCATCGACGTGCTGCATGTGCCTGAGCTGCTGCGCGCCAACCGCCCAACGGCCTCGGCTCACTTGCTGCGCCAAATACAGCGCGACGGCCGACTGGCTTATCTCATTGGCCCCGGCAGCCAGTCTTACGAGCTGCTCACGGCCGAGGTGGCGCAGGCCAACAAGCGCGACATCCGCGAGTTCCGAGACGAGTTTGGCCCATCACTGCATCCAGTTCAGTGGACAAGCGAGGGCGACATCGAAGACCGAATCATTGATGCGATCCAAGCCGATCGAAAGACCCGCGCCGCCGCGTAACCCTTGTCTCCCTGGTCCGCTGCAAAGCGGCTTCCCCTGGCCTCGGCCGGGGGCTTTTTCAAGCGGTTTGAACGACCGCTTGAGAAAGCGAGCCCCTCCCATGAATACCCCTCATCAACACGCCCAAGCCGCGGCGCTTCAATCCTGCAGCGCCGCAAAAATCGACTTTGCCTGTCGTGCTGTCGAGGCATCCATCGAGCCGTTTGAATACGGCTTGAACCGCATCAGCTTCTTCCTGACCGACGCTGACATCAAGCGCGTACAGGAAGTGGCCGGCGGCGATGCTTTCCTCGACATGCACCACGCCCAAGTCGCCCTGGAGATCCTCCTCATGCTCGGCGTCGAGCAAAAAGAGGACGAGCTGCGCAACCAGGAAGAGCTGTTCTGACTGCCATGAGCGCTGACATCCATCAGCAAAAAAAGACAGGGCGAGCACCAGCGTGTTACGAGCACGCTGGTGCCCCCTCCACCGCAAACTACCTGCGGATTCAGCCAAGGCCCTGCCACCTGTGCACAGGCGGGCCAGATTTTAGGTCGAATCATGCAAGACGTCCGGTGCGGCAATTGCCGACGAAAACTCGCAACAGGGCTCTATACCCGGTTGCAGATCAAATGCCCCAGGTGCGGGTGTTTGAACGATATGAGGACCACGAGTCCCACACCAGAACGCCCGCGAGCGTCAACCGGAGATCATCTTGATCAACACGACGCTGCGCAAAAAGAGTCCCCTGGCCTGGCTGGGCGGAAAAAGCCTTCTGGCTGACCGAATCATTGACCGGTTCCCGGCCCATGACGCATATTGCGAAGTTTTCGCGGGTGCAGCTTGGGTCTTATTCAAAAAACCTGAGTCAAAGGTTGAAATCATCAACGATATCAACAGGGACCTGGTCACCCTGTATCGATGTGTGAAACACCACCTGCCTGAGTTGATTCAGCAATTCAAGTGGATGCTGATCGCCCGAGATGAATTCGACCGTTTCATGCAGACGCCCGCCGACACGCTCACCGATATTCAACGGTCGGCTCGCTTTTATTACATCAGCAAATCAGCCTTCGGTGCCCGTATCAGCAAACCCACCTTCGGAATTGCTGCCACAGCACCATCGCGCCTGAATTTACTGCGTATCGAAGAAGACCTCAGCGAGGCCCACTTACGCCTCTCACGCGTCTACATCGAAAACCGGCCATTCGCCGATGTGATCGACCGCTTCGACAAGACCGGCACCCTTTTTTACCTCGATCCTCCATACTGGGGATGCGAGGGCGACTACGGCAAAGAGCTTTTCAGCCGAGATGACTTCACGCGCCTCGCGTCCATCCTGGGCGCAGTCAAAGGCCGGTTCATTCTTAGCCTCAACGACACCGAAGGCGTTCGCGAGGTCTTTTCCGCTTTCCAAATCGAGAGCGTCAAAACTCGCTACAGCATCAACCCCAAAAAGTCGACCGATCAAATGGCCGGTGAGCTGTTGATATCTAATTTCAAGACAAAGCCCAGAAGCTCATGACGAATCCCCGCCCAGTCCGTGCATCAAGCAGGCCAAAAGAGCTGGCGATGATCCATATCGCCATCAAAGACCTGAATATGCCCGATGACGAATATCGCGCACTGCTCAAAACCGTGTGCGGCGTAGATTCATCGGCCAAACTGGACATGGCTGGGCGGCTGCGTTTTCTGGATCACTTGAAGCGGTGCGGCTGGAAGCCGAAATCAACGGATGGCAAGCCGCACCGCAAGCTGGCGCCCAAGCCAGCCAAGATTTACAGCCTGTGGCAGCAGCTGCACGCCGCAGGCAAGGTCGAGCACCGCACATTCAAAGCAATGGAGGCCTGGATCAAAGCCCAGACCGGCGTGGACAAGCTCGAATGGCTCAACGACGCGCAGGCCGGCCAGTGCATCGAGCAGCTCAAGCTGTGGCTCGCCCGCAAAAGTCCCTTGTCTGTCGCAAAAGCCACTTGCGACGACGTCGTCGCGAAAGGTGGTGCCTGATGTCGCGTAAGGGCAAACGCTCGCCGACCGAGCTCGTCACACGCTTGGTTGACATCGGCTCGGCCAAGTTGACAAAGGAGCTGGGCGCCTCGGGAGAGGCCGCCCGCCAACTCATGCGCGACATTGCCCACGAGCTGTGCCGCGAGTACGGCGGCACGCCCATGTACATCCCCAAAGATGCCGACTACATGCGCGACGTCCGAGACGAGGCCATCTGGGCCGCGTTCGACGGCACCAACGTGCTCGACCTGGCCACAAAGTACGATCTGACCGCCGTGCAGATCTACTGCATCGTCAAAATGATGCGCGCCAAGCACTCCAGCCGCTCCCAGCCGCGTTTGCCCGGCTTCGAGGACCCTGAGGCCGCCTGAACTTGCTCGGGGCCGTCCTGGCCCCCTCTGGCGCCCCGCAGCTCGTTCAAAACCGCTCACCCGCCAGCCAACTTCCACCGTCTTCCGGCTTCTTCCGGGCTGATTTATCTCATCGGTGATGTTGGTTTATCTCACTCCCCTTCACTCGGTGACGATGACAAAGAG